CGAGGTCGTTGTGGATGAGCCAGGTGCGCCCGCCCTCACCCTTCACGAGTACGTCGGTGCACATGTCAGCCCACGTGGCAGCCTCAGGGGCGCCCGTGAGGGTTGTGGCGAGCGGCCACCGCTTCGAGGCCGTCAGGTCACGCGCCTGAGTAGCGTCAGCGTTGTAGACCTTGAAGGTGCGGCCCTGCCACACGGTGTCGATCATGCCGAGGTTACGGAGGGAATCCACGATCTGGAGGAGGCTGATCGTAGGGTCGAAGTAGAGGGTGACGACCTTCGCCCAGTCCTGATTCGCAGAGTCCTTCACCGTGCTGGCATCCAAGGTGAGACCAGCACCCCAACCGCGCTTGACGGCGTTCTGCCACACCGTGCCGATGATCGTCCCCGCGTTACGGGAGAGGAACTTGAACTTCCCCTCCTTGTCCTTTGCCTCAACGGGGACAGACCAGACGAGCGCCTCCTTCAGGTAGTCGCTGACGTGAATGGCCTCAACCTTGCGGGAGTCCGTACCGTCACTGACGAGGTTGTGCTCGGTCTTCTGCGTGATGAAACGCGCGTCGGGGAGCTCCTCCCAGTCCCGACCGTTGAAGGTGGCCTCCACAGCCACCTCAACCTCGCGCTCCAGAACACTACCGCGGATGGCGTTAGGGCCAGGCGCGTAGGACATGGACAAGGTGGGGGTCTTACCCCTAGGTGTGGTGACCGTCATCTCCAGAATGTCGGGTACGACACCGATCCGCGCACCCTGAACCTCATAGGCTACGGCTCGCAGCTGCATTCCGGGGAAGTAGTCGCGCCGCATTAGTAGGCCCTCCTTGCCTGAATGGAGCCCGTAGCCCCCACGACTTGAAGACTGATCTTGCCCTCATGGTTGGGGGTGAGCTGTAGCCCCTCGGGGGACATGCTGATCTCAGCGGAAGCGTCGAACGCCCCCTGTAGCGGGTACCAGCGCTCGGACCCCTGCCTCCATGCCGAGTACTTACCAACATCGATGAGGAGTCGCTGGTCAGTCTCCATGGTTCCACGCCACGTGAGTGACGTTCCAGAGGTTACGTCCGTGATGGTGACCAGGTTGGAAGTCGGCTTGAGCTTGAAGAGCGCATCCGAAATGGGGGCAGCCCCGCCTGCGAGGCGCCCCAGGTCACTGAGGTCAGTCTCAACCACCACAGAGTCTCGCCACACGCCCTCCACCGCCTCGAAGATGACCGTGGCGTCGATAGCCCACTCCCCGTACCGCCAGGACGGCTGAGACACGCTCACAAGCCTCACAGGCGTCTCCCTGGGAGTAGCGCCCGCCGGGTGGTGCTGTAGGGTAGCCAGCTTGTTTGAGGCCCGCAGAAACGCCATGAGCGCCTGCCAGTTCCGGTCCAGATCAGCCCGATCGACGCCCTCAACCATGAACGCCACAGTCACCTTGAAGGTCCCAACCTTCACCCCAGCCCCATTCAGGATACCGTTACGGAACGGCACCTCAGTGGACTCGAGGCGAGGGTCAGCCACCCCAGGGAGGAGGGTGCCCTGCATGACCCGCCACTTCCCCGGCCGATCAAGGTCAACCCCATTCAGGGAGTACTCACTACTCATGGAACCATCCTAGATGCTGGAGGCGAGACGGATGCCGTCAGCCACGTCGTCACGGACCTTGGAGTCTCTCTGCGCCTGCGGGTAGTAGTTGGTGATGTTCACGGTCCCACCGTTGCGCTGGTCACCTGCTGCCGGGGCGAACGATGCGAGCTGGTCGAGCGACTTGCGGGACGGCTTAGCCTTCTCGAAGGACGTCGAGACGGATGCCGCAATGTCAGGGGACACATCATTGGCGAGGTCCTCAGTGAACCCCTGGAGAGACTTCCTGACCGCCCCATACTGGGACTCGAGACCGTCAATGAACCCCTTCATGACCAACTGACCCGCATCCTTCAGGATAACCTTATCAACAGGGGCGGGACCCTTCCACGAGGGGAGGAGGCTAGTCAGGGACGAGAGACTACTCTGGACCGAGCTGAACATGGACTTGAGGCCGTTAATGAACCCCTGGATGACATTCTTACCCGCATTCCACAGCCATGATCCAGCACCAGAGAACACGTTCTTAATGCTGTTAGGCATTTGGCTGACATAGTTGATGGCATTGTTGATATACGTGGAGATAGTATTGACGATAGTTAGCCAGATGGAGCGCGTAGCGTTCAGGGCGGCATTCCACCCATTGCTGATGTACGACTTTGCGTTATTGATGCCAGTATTCACGTATGAGACAATGGACTGCCAGGCAGAACTCACCGTCTGCACGACCCAATTCCACGCGATCTTCGCGCCGTTAACGATAGCGTTAGCGAATACACCGAACTGCCCCTGAATGAAGGTCCAGGCGCCCTGCCCGACATTCTTAACACCCTCCCATGCCTGACTCCAATTACCGGTAATCACCCCAAGAACAAACTGAATAACGCCCTTGATAGCGGTAATAGCACCAGAGACAGTCGTGTAGATCCCCTGCCAGATAGTAATCACAACCGGGAGAAGCCACTGAAGAATCTGCCCCACGAGCTGGATCGTCGGAATCAGAAGAGCCGCCAACTGCTGAATGATCGACGACAAAACAGGCAGCACCTGCGGGAGAAGCTCAGCAATAATCGGAGCCAGCTGGGCGATGATCTCAGCAATAACCGGCACCAGCGACTGAATCACCGGCAGCAGGGCAGCCGACAGCTGCTCAATGATCGGAGTGATGATCGGAACCAGCTGCTGGAAGATCGGGGCCAGCCCCTCAACCAGCTGCGCAACAAGGGGGGCGATAGCGGCCAGCAGAGTACCCGCCACAGTGGCGATAGCGCCGAACGCCTCACCCAAGGCTGGCATCGCCGGGGCAAGCGCCTGCACAGCCGTCAGGAGGCCGTTGAAGAAGCTCACGAGACCATCCTGGAACGCTGGATTCTCCAAGGCGGCCGCAATCCCCTGAAGGGCCGTCTGAAGAGTGCCACCAATGAGGGGGATGATCTTCCCCAGGGTGGGCTCCAGGGAGACGAACGCCTCACCGAGGGACCCCACGCCACGGAACGCCAGCCCGGCCGCCTGCCCCATCGCCGAGAACAGGTTCGACAACGTAGCCTGAAATAGGGGGCCATTCACGGCAGCGTTCGCGCGATCCAGAGCCGTAGCGATAGAGTCGATGGGGGCAGAGCCATTAGCCATCGCCCTGAACAGGCCACCGATAATGCCGCCCAGGTCTACGGTGATGTCCTTCATCGTGCCGAACGCCTTGGCGGCAGCACGAATCGACTCCTCCATTCTCCCTGAACTGGCGGCCTTAGCGGCCCACCGCTCAAACGAGGCGGCAAGATTGTTGGCCCACTGAGCAATACTCGGCAGGAACTTCGCCCCAACCTCACCCATTGTGAGGAGCCCATTCGTGAACGAAGCGGCCCCCGTAGACCCCAGAGACAGGGCCTGAGACAGGTACGTGAGAGACTGCTGGAACCCCGCAATGTGGCCACTAGCGGCGTTAGCGATAGCCGCCGTCATCGACCCTAGGTTAGAGGCCACCGACTGGAGCACCGGGGAGAGCTCATTGATCGCCACGTTAGCGAAGTCGCGCATCGGCTGGGCAGCCTGCTCCCAGTACGCCCCCGAAATCTGCTGCTGAAGACCAGTGAACGCGGGCCCAAGGTCAGCAAGAACAGTCTTCGCATCCTTCAAGGCCGCAATCAGGACACCAGCACCCGCGGCCGCAGCACCAAAGATGCCCGGCAGAGCCAGCAGGGCCGGAGTTGACTTCGCCAGACCCACACTCAGTGAAGAGAAAACACCCAAGCCTGAGCCAATCACCGACACTGCGCCGCCGATGACGGTAGACATGGTGCCCATCTTCACGGCAGCAGTATCGAGGTTGCGGAGGAAGTCATTCAGGTTACGGCCGATAGACTCGAACACGTTACCACCAGCGAGAGCCTTCATCTGGGCGAGCGCCCTAGCCATCGACGCCTTCCCGAGGCGGACGTTAATGGTGACCCACCGCGAGTGCGTGAGTCGCTTCAGATCAAAACGGGCTTTGCCATCGTCGAGGTCGGCATTGACGGTAGCCTTACCGTCGAGCTTGTTGAGCTCGTGCTTGATCTTCTTCTTCTGCTCCTCGGAGAGCTTCGCGTGCACATCCACGTCAGCCTTAATGGCTGCGAGCCTAGCCTTGAGTTCCTTCTCGGCCGCAGGGTCAAGCTTCGCCTTGGCTGGAATGTCAGCCTTGAGCTTGTTGATTCGGGCCTGCACCTGTCGGAGTGCCCGCTCATTGAGTGTTAGGCCGGCCTTCACGTCACCGGCTGCACGCTCCACATCCCTCTTCAACTTAGCGATGTCGCCAGGGCGAGTGGAGAGGTTAACATTGGTGCGAATGTTGTCGAGCTTCTCCCGAAGCTTCTTCTTCTGCTCCTCCGACAGGTTCGCGTTAACCTGAATCTCAGACTTGATGTGCTGAATCTTCTTACGAAGAGCCTCCAGCTGACCTTCCTTGAGGTCTACCTCAGCCTTGAATCGGACGTCAGACTTGGCAGCTTCCTTGCGGGCCTTTTCGAGGGACTCCTTGTCGAGCTCAACCTCAGCGTTGAACTTGATATCAAGGTCCTTGACCTGCTTCTGGATTCGCTTCAGGTCCCTGCGGAGCTTCTTCGCGAAGTCAGAAAGGTCAGGGACAACCTTGACGGA